TCAGGTGGAGAAGCTTCCTGAACGGGAGAAGAATCCGGTTGAAAAGGAGAAGTCGATTGAAAGAGAGAAGATTCAGCTAAATAATTAAACTATTCAATTAAATAACGGTATGATACTGTAGTTATGGACAATGAAGACGATAAATATGTCGATGCCATGTTTGAGATGTTTCGGACTAAAGGCTGGAAGATGTTAATCGAAGATTTGTCAAATAACGAAAATAATATTAATTCAGTTAGAGATACGAAAGATAACGAGGATTTAAACTTCCGAAAGGGTCAGTTAAATATCCTTGCCTCTCTTATCTTGCTGGAAACTCAAGTTGAGAACATGGCCGATGAAAAAGATTTATGACTTTCGCTGTCTTAACGGACACTTATTTGAAAGTTATGCAGAGTCTGAAACTAAGTCCATGCCCTGTGACATCTGCAATCAGGTTTCAACTAGAGTAGTTTCCTGCGGTGGCTTTATGCTTGATCCGATCAGCGGGGATTATCCCTCTGCTACGAGAAAGTGGGCTAAAATGCGTCAGGAAAGAATAAAAGCAGAGCGAAGGGTAGCTAACTCTTAGTCTTTCGCAAACAAGGTAGCCGATAGGTCTTGTAATTATAGAGGTTAATTATGGCAGCAAAACTTTTGAATACGGAGTCCGAAGATAAAACAATAGAAACCGCCCCGATTGAGGAGATAAACAAGAAGGAAGAAAGTCCTCCTCCACCAGAAGCGGAATCTAAGTTTGCTCAAAAGTCACGCGAAGACTTAGAGAAAATGCTTTCAGATCAAGAAACTATGATTGGTAGGCAGTCTCAAGAAGTCAAAGATGCTAGACAGCAGATTGATGCGTACAAACAGGCAGACAGTTTTATACAAGGTCAGCTTCAGGAACAAAAGCAAGCCGAGCCAAAAGAAGAGTTAGATTATTTTGGTGATCCTGAACGGGCAATTAAACAGTCTATTGAAGATCATCCTGCTCTCAAACAAACTCGTGAAGAGTTATTGCAGTTAAAGCAACAGAACGCTGCACAACAAATCATGGCTGCTCATCCTGATATGGTGCAAATCGTAAAGGATCAGAAGTTTGTAGACTGGGTATCTCAAGACAATACACGAATGAGGTTGTTTAACGAAGCGAATCACAACTTAAACATTGAAAGTGCAAACTACATTTTTAACGAATGGAAGCGCAGTAACAATGTTCAAGCAGCCGATCCGCAACAACCTAGACGTTCTGAGTCTGTAAGAGCCGCATCAACAGGCAGCGCAACAGGTAGCTCAGAGCCAGTGAGTAAGAAGAAGTACAGGGCATCAGACATAAGAAGACTCAAAAAGGAAGACCCGCGAGGGTATGTTGAGAAGGAGAAAGAAATCCTTGCTGCATATCAAGAGGGTCGTGTTGTTCGTAATTAATTTTTGAGGATTACAAAAAATGACTGATTCAACTTATCCCGCTACAGGCGGTTTTAGCGATACTACTACACAGGCCAATTTCATTCCTGAGCTTTGGAGTGATGAAATTCGTGCGGCCTATGAAAAAAAATTGGTAATGGCTGGTCTTGTTAAACGACTCCCAATGGTCGGCAAGAAAGGCGATACCATTCATATCCCTGCTCCAACTAGGGGCGAGGCTCACGCAAAAGCGGCTAAGACAGCCGTAACTGTTCAAGCCACTACTGAATCTGAAGTGCAGGTTTCTATAAACAAGCACTTTGAGTATTCAAAACTTATGGAAGACATGGCTGAAGTTCAGGCATTAGCTGACATGAGAGGCTTTTACACTGACGATGCTGGCTATGCTCTAGCCCGTAAGGTTGATTATGAGCTTCACGAGCTTGGTAAGGCTATTGGCGACCAAACTGCAAACTGGGTAGGCACTGGCTCTTGGTATACTGATACTTCCACTGGATTGACTGCTTACGCGGCTGACACAGTTACTACAGCAGACGTTACTACTGACGCATCTTTCAGAGCCTTAATTCAGAAATTGGATGATAATGATGTGCCTTTCGATGAAAGATACTTTGTCGTTCCTCCTTCTCTTCGTTCAACTATGATGGGCATAGATCGTTATGTTTCTTCTGATTTTGTTGATGGAAGAGGCGTACAGAACGGCAAGATTGGAAACATTTATGGCATAGACATTTATGTTTCTACGCATTGCTCAACTACTGAAACTGCGGCAGAAAATAGTGCTGGCGGCGAACTTAAAGCAGCAACCTTGTTCCATAAGGAAGCCTTTATTCTAGCTGAACAGCAAAACATTCGTTCGCAAACGCAGTACAAGCAAGAATGGTTAGGTACACTTTTTACTGCTGATAATATATTCGGCGTTAAAACGTACCGTCCAGATGCGGCGTTCAATTTGATAGTCAACGCATAAGATTCCCTTGAATTTTTTGCGCGGGTAGCCCTTTCGGGGGCTGCCCAACTTTACTTATAGGAGTTTAGTGATGACTGTCATAATCACCAAAAATAGCTCTACTTCGTCCGCTGTTCCTTCAAGCAGCGACTTGGTTCAGGGCGAGTTAGCTGTAAACGTCGCTGATGGTCGTCTTTTCACAGAAAATAACTCAGCTACAGTTATTGAACTTGGTACAACCCCTTCATCAATTACAACTGGCGCTATAACAGCGTCCGGTACTGTTACCGCAAACGGACAATTAGCCACAGCCAATGCTGCAATAACAGGCGGTGCAATCAATGGTGTGATTATTGGCGCTTCTTCTGCGGCAGCTATTACTGGTTCTATTGTTACTGCATCTACTGGATTTGTGGGTGGGCTAACAGGAAATGTCACGGGAAATTTGACGGGCAATGCAACCGGAAATTTAACGGGAAATGTAACAGGCGACCTTACGGGCAATGTTACGGCGGGAAGCGGCACAACAACGCTGCACAATCTCGCATTAACGGGTACTGTTGATTTCAATACCGCACGACTGACAGACATTGGAACGCCGACGGCTGCTACTGATGCGGTCACTAAGGCTTATGCTGATGGGCTTATAACAGATTTAATTGGCGGCGCACCAGCCGCGCTTGATACTCTGAACGAATTAGCTGCTGCAATGGATGATGACGCAGCATTTCACACCACTGTAACCAATAGTATAGCCACTAAGCTACCTCTCGCGGGGGGTACGATGTCGGGCGCTATTGCAATGGGGACGGCAAAGATTACGGGTCTTGGCGATCCAACTGCTGCCCAGGATGCTGCAACAAAAACGTATGTAGACACACAGGCTGGCGGTGGCTTACCGAAAGCTGGTGGAACAATGACTGGCGCTATCGCCATGTCCACCAACAAAATAACTGGAATGGGTGATCCGACTGCTGCTCAAGACGCAAGCACAAAGGCTTACACCGATTCGATTCTTGGAAGCGCAACATCTGCGGCCACTTCTGCTACTGCCGCAGCAACATCAGCTACCGCTAGTGCGACAAGCGCGACAGCTAGTGCGACTTCTGCTACAGCTAGTGCGACAAGTGCCACATCTTCGGCTTCAAGTGCGACTTCTGCGGCGAGTTCTTTGGATGATTTCACCGACCAATATCAAGGCGCACAGTCTAGCGACCCTGCGACAGACCCTGACGGTGACGCGCAGGTTGCAGGAAATCTCTATTTTAATACGACTTCAGATGCCATGAAGGTGTATACAGGTTCAGCGTGGGCCGCGGTAGCTCCAACAGCTACGAGCGTGACTATCAGCCAAATTAGTGATTTAAACGCAAACCTAGATTCTTTTCTTGCTACGCCTACATCAGCTAATTTAATTAGTGCGGTTACAGACGAGACAGGAACAGGCGCATTGGTTTTTGCTACCTCTCCAACTCTAGTAACTCCAGTTTTAGGCACACCAGCAAGCGGTACAGCTACTAATCTGACAGGATTACCAATTTCTACAGGGGTATCAGGACTTGCAACAGGCGTTGCTACCTTCCTTGGGACATCTTCTTCAGCAAATCTGGCTAGTGCTGTAACGGATGAAACTGGTTCTGGGGCTTTAGTCTTTGGTACAGCTCCAACGATAACAGGCATGACTTTAGCTGGTGCGGTAACTGGTGCAGATCAGACTGTTTCAGCAATTAATCTTAAAGACTATGGTGAGATAACAAACGCTATCGGTAATGCTACAGGCGCTAAGACAATAGACCTTACGGCTGGAAATTCAGTTACCGCTACGACTACAGGTGCGACTACTTGGACTTTTAGCAACCCTACAGCTTCAGATGAGCTTTGTGGATTTGTACTTAAACTTGTAAACGGAGGTAGTGCAACTCAAACATGGCCTGGATCAGTAGATTGGCC